CGCATGGAAATTACAGTTTCAAAAACAGCTTTATTAGATAAGCTTAAATCAATCGGGCGAATCATACAGCCCAAAAATTCAATACCGGCCTATGACAACTTTTTGTTTGTCGTCGATGAATTTGGTATCATCCTAGTTACAGCAGGAGAAGAAGGCGGGCGTATCTCTACCAATATTGACGGTAAAACAGACTTTACTGATCGTTCTTTTATGGCTAATGCCAAAACATTACTTGATGGATTAAAAGAAATCCCGGAGCAGCCATTAACTATTCATCTCTACGAAAAAGAATTGGTAGTCAAATATGCTAATGGAAAGTTTTCTATACCTGTTGAAAAAGGAGATCAATACCCGACAATGAGTACAGATAATACTGCTACCCCATTACTTGTATCAGGAAATGACTTACTATATGGAATAAGGCAAGTATTGTTTTGCAGTGCCAATGACGAATTACGTCCGGTACTGAATGGAGTCTATTTTGATATAGATTTAGATACTATCTCATTTGTTGCAACAGACGGCACCCGACTTGCGATGATTGAGAATCCTTCCGCTTATACGCGCAAGGAACGGGCAGCCTTCATCCTGCCAAGTAAATTTGCCAAAGTCCTTTCTAATATTGTTCCGGAAGATTGCATGGAAGTAGAAATATCAGTAAATCAGACTAATATTTTATTTGAGTTTGATTCATACCGTTTAACCTGCCGCATGATTGAAGGCCGGTTCCCTAATTATCGTGCTGTTATCCCTCAAAAGCAACCCAACCGTGCAGTATTGAAAAGAACCGATATTGTATCAGCCTTAAAACGCGTATCTGTTTTCTGTGATGAAAACTCTTCTCTGGTGATACTCAAGTTTTGTCCTGGTTCCCTTAAAATTACAGCCCATAATTTAGACTTCTGTAAATCAGCTGAAGAAACTGTTGCTCTACGAACTGGTTGTGATATTGAAATTGGCTTTAAGAGTAGCTTTTTAATCGAAATGATAAACAATATTCCCTCCGAGGATATTGCTATTACTATGAGTGACCCGTCGAAAGCCTCAATTCTTACTCGCTGCGATGAAGAAGTTCGTAGCTTGACTTATCTATTAATGCCTTTATCAATTAATTATTAATGCTATGGGAAAAGAATATCAATCACCTAAACAGGTTATTCAATCATATTTAGAAGAGCGAGCAAAGCGTGACCCTCTCTTTGCTACCTCCTATGCAAAGCCAAATAAGAAAATAGATGAATGCTACGACTATATCATAAGTCAGGCAAAAAAACGCGGTGGTAGCGTTGTATGTATGTCTGATGATGAAGTATTCGGATTAGCAGTTCATTACTACGATGAAGATGATATCAAAGTTAGTAAGCAAAACAATTATAAGGTATCAGCTGGAAATGTGAAAAAAGAAGCATCTACAGAACAACCAGAAATTAAAAAGTCTGCTTCTGCCCCTAATAAGCGTAAAGGGATGAAAAAGCAAATACCTTCCGGACAATTTTTATTATTTGAAGACTTATGAAGCCAAGAACGAAATTACAGCTTAGAGTAGCAGGTTTAAGTAGCCAGCTGCCTAATATTGAGAGTTTGATGATTGACTGGGCTAAGAATGAGTGTTTGAAACATATAGGATATGCAACCAAGTCACGTATTATCTGTATGGAGTGCGGCCAACGCTTCGCTCCGGAACTTGTAAAACGTAAACGTGCTGTTTGTCCTCATTGTGATACGTCTTTGAAAATAGAACAGTCGAGGAAGCGTATCAATAAACAGACAATGTTTATTGGCAAGGCAGAAATTTGTGAGGAATTCCAAGTTATCCGAAGTTTTGAATTGATTGCTTATTACCGGGCAGAAACAAAGCCTCGTTATTATATTCGTGAGATACTACAACATTGGATAAAAGACGACGGTAACCGGGAAGTAGTAGCTCGAGCCAATAATATGGGCTTCAATGGCTGGTGCGGAGAACTGGAGATACGGAATAAAGTTGTTGGATCGTATTATTACAATCATAACAATGATATTTACTGCGAACGCTATCATCCGGCCTCCGTCTTTAGACCTAAATATATTCAAATGGGTATAGATTGTAAATTACGCGGTATGTCATTTCTTACTGCCGCCAATACAATTCCCCATTCTCCCAAGGCTGAAACACTTCTAAAGGCAAGACGTTATGAATTAATAGATTATTTCGAGGGACACCGCTATAAAATTGATAAGTATTGGCCATCTATAAAAATTTGTCTTCGTAATAAATATCAGATTAAAGATGCTCCAATGTGGTTTGATTATTTGGAACTACTAGATCGCTATCACAAGGATCTTCATAATGCTTTTTATGTTTGCCCTAAGAACTTGCGTAAAGCTCACGACTACTATGTAGCCAAGCGTAAGAAAGAACAGGAAAAAGCTGAAAAAGAACGACGGGAACAAGAGATGCTAAAGCAAAAAGAAGCTATTAATAAATTCCTCGAGCGAATAAGTAAGTTTCAAGATTTGGTTATCACTGATAATCAATTGACTATTATACCTCTAAAATCTATCGAAGATTTTAAGGAAGAGGGAGATAAAATGCATCATTGTGTATTTACTAATGAATACTGGAAACGTGAGAACAGCCTGATTTTGTCAGCTCGTATTGAAGATAAACGCATTGAAACGGTTGAAGTCAATCTAAAAACATTACGTGTCGTTCAATCTCAAGGCGTCCTTAATCATGATACCAAATATCATGACCGTATTATTGGGCTCGTAACAAAGAATATGAACTTAATACGTCAAAAGCTGACGGCATAAAAAAGATCTAAATATGGCAAGACCATTAAAACAGGGACTGGATTATTTTCCTTTAGATACAGATTTCTTATCTGATAGGAAAGTACGCAAGATAATAAATGCTTGTGGCCCAAATTCCGTCACTATACTAATTTGCCTGCTATGTAATATCTACAAGGATAAAGGGTATTACATCGTGTGGGACAAAGAAATGCCTTTTGATATTGCTGATATAGTCGGGGTATCCGAGGGCGCTGTAAGTGAAGTCGTGAAGAAGGCCCTACAAGTGGAATTATTCGATAACACCCTGTATAGAAAGTTCCATATTTTATCTTCCCGTGGTATTCAAAATAGATTTAAAAGCTGCACTTCAAAAAGGAAAGATGTTGAAATTATCCCTGATTTTTGGATTAATGACGCCAATAACTCGATTAATGACGTCAATAACTCAATAAATGTAGGTGATAATGAACAAAGTAAAGTAAATAAAAGAAAATCTTCTCCCCCACATATACGCGTGGGAGAACTTTTTCCGGCGGATAGCTTCTTCGATAAGTCCTTAGATGATTGCTATGCTGAACTTAAATCAAATCAATCATGGGCGGAAACAGTAACGATGAATACTCGTTCTTCCGGCTACAATGACTTTACACTAGAAGCTTTTTACGAGTATTTGAAGCAGTTTTTCATGGAGCAACAGAATAAAGGCGAAACAGCGAAGTCTCCCAAAGATGCTATGTCCCATTTTGCTAGTTGGTTGAAAATTGAGCTTAAAAACAAGAAAGATGAACGGAGAACTAATAAAAACAGAACTGCAGGTAGTGCTAAGTCCGTCACAGATTGTCCAGAAGACAGCAATCAGAAAGGAATTAACACCGATACAGCAGGCCTTACAAGCTGGATCGACAGCCTCTCAATTGGTCGCTGAATGGAGCGGTACAATCGCACAACTAAACTGTAATGTCTCATTGTCAGATGTGGCTAATGCAGAGAATATACCCACTTTGGCAGACGTAAACAGGAGCTTTAGCAACTCAACATCAGTAGAGATCATTACCGAGCATTTGAAATCTGTACTGAGATATGCCGGTGTTGAGTTGACTAATGCCCAGCTGGCAGAAACAGCCCTGTCCATACTATCTAGCTACTGGTACCTGAATTTAGCCGAGTTATGTATTTTCTTCTCCCAGCTAAAGAACGGCAGCCGCGGACAATTCGTCTGGGGATCGAAGATCAATAATCAAGCGATTATGGTAGCACTTGTCGAATTTTGCAAAGACAGGCGACGCGAAATTGAGCATAGAGAAAATGAACTTGTACGAAAAAAGGCTGAAACTGGCTATGCCCGTAATGAGAACTTGATTAAAGATATCGTAACGGGAGTTCAAAATACCAGAAGAGAACGTGAAAAAGCAAAACAGGACTTCAAAACCTTCTGTGAGCTATTTCCATATCTGCCTGATAAGTATGAGCCCATGGTACTTTGGAAAGCATGGGGAGGCAATAAAAAGGCTCTACGTAAGATTTACGGTGAAAGTATTCCTCCTCCAGATGTAGCCGAAATGGATATCGGGATGTATTTGTGTAATTATAACATTGCTAAAACTAAAGAAAATGAGAGTTAAAGTATTGACAGTAAAACAGCCGTGGGCCTCATTGATCGTTCACGGTATCAAAGATATTGAGAACCGGAGTTGGCAAACAAATTTTCGTGGACGTGTACTTATACATTCAAGTGCAAAGGGAGATATTGCTAAGTTTGGTTGCTTACAGCCAAGCCAAAGATTAAAGGTGCTCAATACACCTATGAGCCGTATAGGTTTCAACGATCTTCCTTTTGGCTCCATCATCGGTAGTGTAGAGATTGTAGACTGTGTGCAAAATCATCCCTCAATATGGGCGGATAAAGGTGTTTCTCACTGGGTACTCACTAATCCCGTTCTCTTTGAAAAGCCAATTGAAAATGTAAGAGGGAAATTAGGATTATGGAACTATGACTGGGAGGAAACAATATGAAATACAAAGTTACAAGAGTTGAGTTAATAGATAGCATTTTAAACAAGTCCGTAGTTAACAGAGTACAAGATTTAACGGATGATATCGAAGTATATCGAAAGGAATTAAAAGAGGCACATAGATGTAAACGTGTGCTTTTGGTGTACGAAGAACTGCAAAAATAAAAGCGGCTGGCGTAATTTCGCCAACCACTCTCATAAGCACAAAGCTTATAGCTATTAGGAACAGCAAATATATAAAATCTTTGTGCTTATGGCAAGTAAAGCAGTAAATAATTACATAACAAAACGTTACGAACGCTGGCTTGATTACTCTTTGTATCATTGTGGGCTTGCCGGCATTCCTGATGAAGCGACAGATGTCTTGAATGAGGTTATTTGTTCGCTCCTTCAAAAGAAAAACAGGTTGCTGGACAAACTACTTGAAACAAAAAAAAATGGCTATACAGAGCTTGATTTCTTTGTTTTGAAGATGATAAAGCTAAACGCATCCTCTCCTACTTCACAGTATAGGAGTAGATACAAGCCCCTGCCTGTGGACGATAATGTAGATTATTCAAGGCTGGATATTGAAGATATCCCGGATGAATCAGAAGATAGAAATACTGAAATACTAAATAAACTGCATTTAGTAAGAGATACGTTTGAAAGCCTTGATTTAGGTCCGGTAGCAGCTCGTGTTTTTGAGTTTCATTTCTTCCAGGACGGTAATTTTTCCGACTGGGAAGGTCCGGAAACATTGAAACAACTATATGAGATTTATAACGGAGTGCAGGAACTTATTAGAAAGAAAATAGCCGGGGAAACTATATTTTAGTGAAAATTCCTTGGTCATGGAAGAAAAAGTAGAAATTAAGATTGATCCCCGGAACTATCGTATCCATGGGGACGAAAACAAGCGGCTTATTCATAAAAGCCTCGTTGAATGTGGAGCCGGTCGGTCCGTATTGGCCGACCGTGACAATGTGTTAATCGCTGGAAACGGCGTGTATGAGGAAGCTCAAAAGTTAGGTCTCAAAGTGCGTATTGTAGAGTCTGACGGAACGGAGCTCATTGTTATTAAACGCAAAGATTTATCTACGGAAGATGAAAAGAGAAAACTGCTAGCCTTGGCAGATAATCATACTTCCGATACTTCTCGTTTTAACTTCTCTGCTATCGTTGATGATTTTAATCTTGATATGTTAGGTGAATGGAATTTGAATATTCCTAACTTCAACATTGATGAAGATAAATTGGACGATTTCTTTAGTGGGAGTACTCAACCAGCTTCAAAAAAAGAAAAAGTGTTGATCTGCCCTTTCTGTGGAAGAAATGTATATGAAAAGGAGGATGACGATGAATAAACGAGTTATTACCTATAATCAAGTAATTGGTTTTCATTCCTATCCGGATGCACCTCCTTCATGCATTTATTTATCAGCACGGCATCGGCACGTATTTGTAATACGATGCAAGTTCGAGGTTTCACACAATAACAGAGAAATTGAAATTTATACGATGCAGAAAAAGCTAGAAAGCACTTTGCAGAATGAATTTGGATCACCATGTGAATTTGGTTCATATTCATGTGAAGATATTGCGCAATGGCTTCTAAATCGTTTTTCTAGTATGAATGAAGTTGAAGTATTGGAGGATGATTTCGGTGGAGCCGCTATTCAAAGATAATCTTAAAGTTCATTTTGCAGGATGCGAAAATCTGGATAAACTAACGGCACTTCATACTGTAGGAGTAAAGTATTTCCTTTTTACATGCTATCCATTCGTCAAACAAATGATTAATGGCAAGCTTTCAAATAAAAATAGAAATAATATCATTCCTTCATTAGTATCTTCTCTTGGTGAGCATGCAATAATGGATTCCGGACTGTTTACTTTAATGTTTGGAGCAAACAAAGGAAAACATGATGAAGAATTCTTATACACTTGGATGTTGAAGTTAGTCGAATTTGTGAAAGAAACAGGATTCACTGGAACATGTGTTGAAGTTGATTGCCAAAAAATTCTTTCCCCAGAAATTGCCTGGAAATTCAGAAAAGAGATGAAACGTCTTCTTCCTGATAACAGGATAATCAACGTTTTTCATCTAGAAGACGGAAAGAAGGGACTTGATCGCTTGATAGACTTCTCGGATTATATTGCAATAAGTGTTCCAGAGTTGAGAATACATAAGAATCGAACCTACAAAACAGATGTTGCCTATCTGACTAGATATATCAAGAAGAAAAAGCCTCAAATTGATATACATCTGTTGGGATGCACCGAATCCAAAATGTTGAAAGAGAATAGCTTTTGCACGAGTGCTGATAGTACAACTTGGAGTGCTATTGTAAGATGGCCGAAACTTCCATTTGTCATTAATGGGAAGAAACTAACAAAACACATTAAAAATTTAGATGAATCAAAGTTATTAGAATTTTATGCAGAAAGTATCGATCAATTAGTAAAAAAGTATCGATTCAATCCTCGCTCTAAACCCACTTTGGCAAAAATTTGTTTGGCCGGTGAGTTATGTTTGCATGAATATGATTATTTATTAGGTAACCAAAGATGAAATTATGTACATAGTAAAAAAGCGTATTGAAATTTCAGCTTCACACAGTTTGAAGCTATCTTACGAGAGTAAATGCCAGAGCCTGCACGGACATAACTGGATTATTATTGTCTGGTGTCGTGCAAAGACATTAAATCAAGATGGTATGGTAGTCGATTTTACACATATCAAACAGAAGATCCAGGACAAACTAGATCACAAGAATCTGAATGAGATACTTCCCTTCAATACAACTGCGGAGAATATGGCAAAATGGATTTGTGATCAGATCCCGGGATGTTTTAAAGTAATGGTACAAGAATCTGAAAATAATATTGCGTGGTATGAAAAAGATTAATGAGATTTTTTACAGTATACAGGGAGAAGGTTATCGTACTGGTACTCCTGCTGTTTTCGTTCGTTTCTCTGGATGCAATTTGAAATGTCCCTTCTGTGATACACAACATTCTTCCGGAAGAGAAATGTCGGATGAGGAAATTATCAAAGAGGTTTGCTTCTACCCTACCCGCTTCGTTGTTTTGACCGGTGGCGAGCCGGGATTGCAGGTAGATCAAGAGTTTATCAATAAGCTCCATCAGGCAGGGAAGTTCGTTCAGATAGAAACAAACGGGACAGTTCCCCTTCCTATCGGCATTGATTGGATTACTTGCTCGCCGAAAGAAGGAAGCAAAGTTTTTGTTGTCAATCCTCACGAAATAAAAGTCGTCTATACAGGGCAAGATCTGTCAACCTATGAAGCCATGACAGCTGCAGTATATTATCTGCAACCATGTTCCTGTCAAAACACAGAAGAAGTTATTAACTACGTAAAAGAACACCCAAAATGGAAACTAAGTCTACAGACACAAAAGATATTGAATGTGCAGTAAGGACAATCTTATCGTATATTGGTGACAATCCAGAACGCGAAGGATTAAAAGGAACACCGGAACGCATTGTCAGAATGTGGAAAGAACTATTTCGCGGGTATGATCCTGAACAGGCACCGAAAATAACAACTTTCCCCAATGGTAAAGATGGATTATCCTTTAATAGCATAGTTGCAGACTCTGGTAACTACTACTCAATGTGCGAGCACCACATGATGCCTTTCTTCGGAAAGTATTGGTTTGCCTATATTCCTAATTCGGAAGGAAGCATATTAGGCATCTCAAAGATTGGCCGCGTTATCGATTATTGTGCAGCCCGCTTACAGGTACAGGAGAGACTAGCTCAAGATGTCGTTACGATGATAGTGGATGCACTCGGAAAAGAACACCCACCGTTAGCAGTTGGTATTATTATGGAAGGAGAACACTTGTGTAAAACCATGCGTGGAGTAAAAAAACAGGGAAAAATGCGTTCTTCTTTCTATTTTGATAATGGAAGGTTGCCTGAATTGAGGGCTGAATTATCACAATTTGCTAGTTTTGGTTAGTTTATGACAGAGAAGAAGAATCCGGCCGAGAAGAAAAAAAGAGGGCGTAAATCAGAATACAGAATAGAGTATGCCGATCAAGCTCTAAAGCTTTGTTTGTTGGGTGCAACAGATAAAGAGCTCGCCGAATTCTTCTCTGTTTCAGAGCAAACCTTAAATAAATGGAAAAAAGACTATCCCGAATTTCTTGAGTCCCTAAAAAAAGGAAAGAATATTGCGGATGCGAACGTTGCATCTCGGTTATATAATCGTGCTATCGGTTATTCCTGTAAGGCAACAAAATTTGCAACATCCGAAGGAAGAATAACAGACTCAAAAGAATCAACAATATCCGATTTACGACCGTATCGGGCGGCAAGTTTTATTGCTTTCGCTGACATGGAATTATGGAAACACATACTATCTACAATTAATGTCTATAATCTGATTAATATCAGTAGTATAACACCCAGAGAGTTGTTCTTGTTTAAGTTTCCAGTCTCTTCCAGTTCCTTGAATAGCCAATTTAACGAATTGGTTATGCTCTCCGTTAATCTTGTCTATTGCCTGTTGAAGTCTTTCCCGTTTTTCACGATCCACTGAATCAAAAAGTCCAAGCTGGGCGCCTTCAGTTATTTCGGTGATGATAACCCCGGCTTTCTTATACTGATACCCATTCATGAATATTGTTTTCAGTCCGGCTAGTGCATAATGTACTATCTCTTGAGTGTCATTTGTTGGTACCGGAAGATGTAGAACGGTATTTTTCCAATATTGAGGAAGATCTTCCCGAAAATTATTCGTGTGGATAAACACCATCAGGGATATTGCATAAGATTTTTGTTTCCGGAGCTTTTTTGCACAAGTGGAAGCGTGTGTTGCTATTGCTTCAGCTATTGTGTCTATATCAGTGAGCATCTTGCCAAAACTTCGTGAAGTGCAAATTTGCTTTTTGGCCGGTGGAGCTGATTCCATATCAATACATGATATACCGCGAAGCTCTTTCCATGTACGTTCTCCTACAACCGTCATATTCTTGCGTACCCATGCACCGGAAAGCTGCGTAAAGTCGTATGCTGTTTTCACTCCTTGCTTTTCGAGCTTTGCTGCTTGTCTACGTCCGATTCCCCATACGTCACTAATATCTGTCAGTTGTAGGGCCTTGATTCGTTTCTCCTCTGTATCAATGATACAAAGACGGTTGTAAGCTGGATACTTCTTTGCAAACTTATTTGCTACCTTTGCAAGCGTCTTTGTATGTGCAATACCTAAACTAACAGGAATACCGGTACCACGTGTTACCTGGTTTACTATTCTTGTTCCAAGCGATTGAATATCCTGAATGCCATCAAGGTTGATAAATGCTTCGTCAATAGAATAAACTTCCAGTTCGGGTGCTAATCCTGCCAAAATAGACATTACGCGACCGGACATATCTCCATACAGCGTATAATTGCTGCTGAATACAGCAACTCCGTGACTACTCACCAAATCCTTAATCTGATAAGCAGGTACTCCCATCTTTATACCTAGTTCCTTGGCTTCATTGGATCGTGCAATAACACACCCGTCATTGTTTGACAATACAACGACAGGTTTCCCGTTAAGTGCTGGATTGAATACCCGTTCACAGGAAGCGTAGAAATTATTGCAGTCCATCAATCCGAACATTATCTTTTCCTCCGGTTCTTTTTAATTGTATAGGTTACTATCCCCCACACCATAAATTCATTATCTTTTGTTACCTTTATAGGTGGATAATTGCTGTTGGATGGGACTAACCAGGCTGCATCAGGTTCTAGCCTTACACGCTTTACAGTAAATTCTCCATCAATGAAACATACTGCCAAATCATCATTCAGCAATTCAAGTGACTTGTCAATTACAAGTATATCACCTTCTTCTATTCCCTCATCCTTCATTGAGTCTCCGACTACACGTCCGTAAAATGTGCTTGACGGATGGCGAATAAGTTCCTTATTCAAATCAATCGCTTGTTCTAAATAATCCTGCGCAGGAGAAGGGAATCCGGCCTTTATACCTTCATCAGCGTATTGCAAAGGAAGATTGCTTGATATATCTATCTTATGTATTTCTATTTGCTTCTTCATAACTCTACTTCTTTTCATTAAAAACAAAAGAAGTCAAGGTTTGCTCATGGAAAATACTCGTTTTTAATTATAAATAGTTTTTTCCCAGTCATCTAATACTATTACATCCCACCGAGGAAGATCCGGCTTAATATAGCTAACAGACCTGCCATACACGGAGAAACTTTTTCCAATAAACTCATCGATAGCTTCATCTTCCCCTTTTTGAAAACAAATATTCATAAAGACATGCATTTCATCCCAATTGGCTGGTCCGATGAATAGAGATTCAATAAACCGACCTTTAACGGGAACACCGACAACCTGGTCTTTTATCCGGTCAACTAATGAAACAGCTTCTTCAAATGTCATTCTTGTAATTTTAGAGCAAAGATATATAAAACAAGTGCAGAATTTGCTTAATCACATAAAAGCTATTTCAAACTAGAGAATTTTAGTATCTCAAAATGTAATTCCCGTATCATATATTTCAGTTCCATTAAGAAAGATATTTTCGTAGTTCTTCGATTGCCTGTAATGCACTTCGGACTATAACGTATTTATTTCGGCAACTTTCAGCCTGTTTTTGAAACTCTTTTTGATATTCTGATTGTTTCCCCACCTTCGTTTTAAACTCTATACAGAGAGAAGCAAAACCCTTTTTGGGAATAAGTACGATCACATCAGAAACACCAGGCTTTACTCCTTGACGTTTCAGGTTAGCAGCTTCACGTATATGACGGCTTCCACCGTTCGGAACGGCAAATATAAGTTTGTCAGGTATATTAGGGAAATATAGAGGAATAAGTTTAAAGAACTCTGTTTGTATTCGAGCTTCCTCGTTATTATGTACTTCTTTAGAGCGCGTAGGATTACGCTGATCTGCATAACAATTATAACACATAAAGTCGGTACCGGTTTTAATAACCGATACCGTTTCTTTTCCGCATAAAATGCACTTTTCTTTAGTCATTTTCGCAATAAGGTGTCTTAGATTCGATTCCATATTTTTGCAGTAACTGTTTACTAACATATATAACCTGTCTACAGGTTTTTTCAGAGAACATTCCGATATGTGTATATTCTTCTGGAAGTTCTAATACAGACGAGAGCCATGTATAAGCTTCTGTTCGCTTCATTAATTTGAATCGCCATATCTTATCGAAATATTCGTGTGCTTCATGTTTGAGCACTCGGAGCTGTTTGTTGGCTAATCTGCCTAAAGCCTGATCGGTTCCTTTATGTACACCAACATAAGCATTGCAGGTACGGCAGATATAAATCATACCGTAAGATTTGCCATATACAATGGAACTATCCATAAATTCTGTATCTTTTCCACAATACGGACAAATTTTGCCTTGTATAATAAGTTTCTGTCTATTGGTGAGTTTGTTCATTTCTGAAGCGGTTATGATTATTTCCTTTTATTCATTTTCTTCCGCTTCCGGTCTTTTTTGATTTGATTCGCAGTACGTCCACCTTTCGAAGAGGAATTTTTCCAAGAAGGTGGGACGGTTTTCCAAGGAGTAGACTTTTCTTCATCTACCATTTTCAGTTCCCTATAGGGAATATCATAAGGTCTGTTTTCGTATCTATATGTATTCATATCTATATTTGATTTACGCTAATTGATTCGTATATACTTACCTGCAATATCGCAAGTTCTTAATATCTCGGCATTATCTTCACCGAAAGCGATTAGGATACTACCGCAACCGGGAGAATCCCCACGGGTTCCATCCGGTCGAAAGAAGCGAATTCGATTTCGTAGAAACTTCATTGCCGTTGCTTTCTCAAATATGACATCCTGGAACATCTTACTATCACAGCGGTTGAACAACAGCGCAATGCCATTGCCATGTTGTGCCAGTTTACGGACAAATTGTTCAATAAGTGGACGGGAGTAAGGTGGATTTAGCCAAACACGACCTGCCCATTCTTTAGTTAATCCGTCATGTTTTTTGTTGTACATGGTTTCTGCCGTTTGCCAAAGCGGTTTAACCGGAGCGCATGGATCTAAATCGAACTTTCCCAATGCGTCTATAATTTCCTTTGGCGTGTACCATTCATCGGTGGTATTAACCGACTTCTCAAAAGATGTATTCATTTCTCTTTTGTTTTACGTTAATTACTCCCTATTCTCCTTGCATTTCTTGCAGAGATAAAGCCCTGCATCTTCATCTCTACCCTCTGATTTCCACATATCAGACATACAATTATCACAATATGTAGCCTCGCTTTCGTCTTCACATGCTCCACAAAAGTTCTTTCCCTCAATCTCGTAATAACAACCTTCGGAATAACTATCATACAATCTCTTACACACGTCACACATTTCTATCGAATCTGGTAGTATGGGGAAGTGTTCTTGTAGATACCAAATAACAGTACTTGATTGCTCTGGAGTAAGTTTAACTTTATACTCATCACCTAAAGAAATTCCTTCTGGAATATCACCCTGCAAAAAGGAATGAAACTCTTGAATCCATTCTAAATCGCTCC